CATCGGTTTATGCCCGCCTCTCCTTACGAATTAAGCTGTTGCATCCTCAGTTGACGCGATAATGAAGTCTATTGGGCTTTCTGGGTTGTACTCGCTGTTACCTGGAACATTGTAAACAGATGTTGAACCTTGTGAGGCAAAATCTGAAACTGTTAGGTATCCACGATTACGAAGAACTGCACCCGCTGGGCTTACTGCTGCAGATGTAACATCTGTACCAGTCTTTGCATAGCGGAATGTTGTTGGAGTAGGTACTGCTGTAATTGTAGATGTTCCATTAAAATCGGCATCTACGCTTGAAACAGTTACGCTCTGACCAACTTCAAAACCGTGTGCAGCACCTGTTGTAAGGGTTGCAACGGATGATGTCTTTGCCTTGTTTGTGACTGTCTTAGTGGACTCGTCAAACCAGCGGTAGAAGCCTTTTAGACCGACTGGAGCATAATCTGCTCGTGCATATGAGTATGAACGCTCGGTGGCAATTGGGAACTCCCAGCGACCATCTAGTCCTGCTCCGAATGTAATATTTCCAAGTCCGTAACCTTCGAATGTTGTAGCAAGCATACCGTTTTCAATTACACGGTCACCTGACTGACGAAGCTTTACATATGGGAATACCCAGTGGAAGTAAGGGCGTACTGCTGCACGGCGACCATCTGCAATTGCAAATGACCAAACTTCTAGAGCCACACCGTTACCTGTTGGATCATCTCCAACTGATGGTGCTGCCCAGCCGATTGACTTATTGTCAGGTGATGCAAATGATCCGAAGTTCTTACGGAGCAATAGACCGCCTGAAATTAGTTGTGAAAGTTCTGTATCTGGCTCGCAGATTGCGAGCTCCATTGTGATGCGCTTAAGCGTATCAGGGGCTTTATATGACACGCATATAATGCCGTTTGCTTGCTTTTCAATAATTTCGTCGCCCTCTTCATATTCAGGGGTGAACGATGTACGGAGGAACGCCGAGGTTGTGTAGCTGTCTCCTGCTCCATTGAGCAGATTACCTGCGGCGTCCAGTCGAGTGACTCGGATGCACACACCTTGGACGCTAGCCGCAAACTCTTGAGTGGCCATTCCAGTTTTCTCCTTTTTGTTATTTCTTACTAGGTTGTTGGTAGTGCTAGACGAATTGTATAAAAAATACTTGGATCAAAGTATACCGCAGCTGAACGAACCGCTCTGACTGTTAAGTCATTTGTGTTCGTACTTACTGTTGCGCCTTGACCAAGGTTTTCGTTTACGATTTCAATTTTGCTTAGATGAACATCTATAGGTCCAGTTGCATACATCCACTTATTTGAAGCAGATGCTGCGGTATTGGAATCTGCAAGACGACCAGCGCCTGTGTATCCAGATCCAATAATGACTTCTGTACCCAAGCGTGTCATTGCCTTACCTGATTTTCCTCCATCTACTGGCAGATACATGAGCCTAGATCCTAAGATCGAAGCAACATCACGGGTCATGTGGATAACTCCATTAGTCCCTGCTGGTGATGAAGAAACTGCTTGCTCTAACAGCATAAGTGCTGTTGACGGAGCTAAGGCGCCAGTATCTACTACTGTTGCTGCACCTGTTTTTCTTAAAAAGTCATTCCCATTTGTTTCTGCAGTAGAGGCTACGCCTTCCCAAAGTTCTAATTCCACTGCTTTTTGTGTTGCTGCTTCTAGTTGCTTTTTCGCAATTTCAAAACGATCTTCACCATTAATACCAAAATATGAACGAGTATCTGTTCCTTGAATAAAAAAAGGATCGTACTCTTTAAATCTAGGAAGTGTTGAAGTTCCTACAACTCCATTAGTTACTACTGAATCGTTTACTGTAAATAGTTCTACTTCTGGTTGAGAGTAGAATTCGTAGGAGAAGCCACGAACCCAACGATCATCGTATTTTGCATCTGTGTGGGTCATCACCCGAGCGACACTTAGAACTCCACATGGAGCATTGACCAAATCTGGTGCTGGATAGATTCCTCTAAACGCCATTTTTGTATCTCCTGTTTCTTCTAAGTGTCGGCTCGGGTTTTGACTTAATTACTTTAGGCTACCGATTAGTATTCGATAACCGCAGCTGATGCGCCACCAGTTGTATCGCGGAGAGCTGCTGCTACACCGTTAACAGAGATGGTTGATGTGACCTTGAGTGATTCAACGCCAATCTTTGCAACGCCTTCGAAGGTTTCAACGAACATCTTGTAGTCGTTTGTACCAACGAGAGTTGAGTCACGGATAACACCGAGATCCAATGTACCGCCATCTAGGAACAAGAATGTTCCTTCAGCGAACATGTACCATACGAATGTATCTCCAAACTCGTTCATTGCACCGACATTCTGTGCATCGGTGAAATCATCGATGTGGTAACTGATGTTGATATTGCGAGATGCAATATATCCATCAATCTCTGTTGTTGCGTTTAGAGTGCTGTCTCCTGGTGCTGAAATTGCAAGATCTGCAACCATTGCGTCCTTGATCCAGTATGGAGCAATGACACGGAGTGGAGCATCTGCCTCTAGGCGATGACGGCCACGGTAATTAGCTGCTGCGCGACCTAGCTGTACTAGGAAGTCACGGGCTACACCGATAAGTGAAGTGGATGTAACTGCTGTTGAAAGAGCAGTTAGACGGGTTAGAATCTGTCCTTCTGCTTCACGAGCATGCTGAATTAGACCAAGCTCATTGTGACGAGCGATCAATTCTGGGTATGCACGAGACATCAAGTTACCAAACTGTAGCTGTAGTGTTACAGCATCAGTTGCGACAGTTAGCTCTGATGCAGCTGTTACAGTCAAGCTAAGCTTTGCAGCTGGGTTTGGTGTTTCTGCTGAGTCATTTGCTGCGGTCCATACACCAACAGCGTTAGCGTATGAGCTAAGTACTGGTGGAGTTACGAAGCGGATACCGCCACGGTCTGCTTGGAATTTTGGTAGTGCGTCACGAAGTGGACGAGATGTAGTACCAAGTCCGAAGATGTCGTACTTAACTTCGAATGGTGCTGAGTGTCCACCAGATGCGACGAGTGCTTCAGGACCAGTAACGGCCTGAACCTTTGCCCAGTTAGCTTCTGCATCTGTTGTAAGAGTGCGAGCTTCTGGGTACTGAGTGGCGACAGATGCAACAATGTGCTGCTCTCCATCTCCACCATTTACGCGGCGAAGAGCGTGAATACGCTTTTCGAACGCTGATGCGACATCGTACATGTCGTTCATTGAGCTGCCAGCGGTGTAACCAGGAATGTCAGCACCCGCAGTAATTGCCACGGGAGCTACAGATGCCTGTGCAACAGGGCGACGGTCAGCAGGGACCTCAATATTGAGATCATCTCCAGCGGCGGTCACAGGTGCCTCCATAATTTCTTGAGCCTTTGGCTCAGTTTTGGTTTTGATTGATGCTTCTGCATCTTCTGTAACTTCAGCTACTGCTGCTTCTGAATCAACAGCGACTGCTGAATCTTCAACTACTGCTTCTGCTTCTGTTACAACTGCTTCAGCAACAGGCGTTGCTTCTGCAGGTGCTGCTTCTGCTTCTGATGCATCTGCACCATCTGCAACAACAGCGGCTACTTCTACAGCGGCAGCTGTTTCGGTAACAACTTCATTTGTTTCCGTCGAGAGTTCGACGACCTTACTTGCATCAATTGACGCTTCAGACATTTTTTCCTCTTCCTTTTTCTTTTCCTCTTCCATCTCTGGAGTAGGTGCTTCTTCTGCTACAGGCATTTCTTCTGCCATAGGAGCTTCGGCTACTGGAACTTCTTCAGAAGGCATATCATCTTCAGCATCTTTAGCTGGCATATCCATCGCCATCTCTTCTGCTTCTTCTGGCATTTCTTCTTTCTTTTCCTCTGAGGAATCAGACTCCATGTCTTTTCCTGTGTCTTCACCGTAAACACGAGAGGCTGCATCTGCTGCTCGCGTTGCGAGCTCTTGAATCGCGGCCTCGCGTCGCTTGAATTCACCACGAACGGTGTCAAGCATGTCGGCTAATGACGACATCGCATCAACTGATTGCGGAGTAGGGTCTTCCTTCTCAACAGATTCAAATTCCTTAATGATCTTATTCTGGAGATCGGCGACTTGTTCGTCGCTAATATCAGCCAGCTGATCGATCATGTCTTTGATTTGATCCATTACTGTCCCTCCTCTGGGCCAGTTACGACAAGAATGTATAAGACTTCTTGTCTCGCTTATCAGTTAGGGCCGAGGGACTCACAGACGCATTAGATGCGTGGAGGCACTCCACCTGAGTAATACTATACATTATTTTTTATATGTTTATCTGTACGATTATTTAATATTTATGTAAGTAAGCGAAGGAGCTTAGCCATTTGGGATGAGACCTCAGATTGATTGTAGTAGTCCCCGCCAGACATAAAGTTTCTAAGGTCAGCGGTAGCAATATCGGCATCTTCCTTGCCAATCTTGTCTTCTACACGAGTAATCATGTCTTTCATAAGGTCTTTCAGAGCAGGTGGGATATCGGAGAAGCGAATCTTCTCTGCATCTTCACCGAAGGCAAATGGGAGGTTAGCGATAACCTTTCCAAGCTCGGCAGCACTAGTACGGACATTTTCTAAAGCGTCAGAATTTAACGCTCCAGAGTCCAATCGATCAATAATCCCGAGTAAATCTGCTGCTGCTTTAGCTGCTCCAGCATAGTTTCCAGTGCTATCAAAGTTTTCTGCTTCTTTTATTTTCTCAAGAACATTCTGAAGACCAGAGTTTCCTAAGTTCTGCTTAATACGAGCTAGAACTTGACGGAACTTTCCAGAGGCATCACGAGGCTGAGTTTCAGGGGTGTATTTAATACGGCCATCTTCATCTCTAGAAATACCATCATTTTCCTGATCCTTACGAGTCTTTGCTTCTTGTCTGAGAACTTCAATTTCTTCGTCGGTAAGATCTGCAATGACTTTTTCTTCTTCTGCTTCGGAAAATTCTGACTGTGAAAAAACTGCTTCAGAATTGCTTGAAATCATTGCAAAAGCAACTTTAGCACTTGCTTTCATCGAGGCAACAATATTATCAAGATCTGCTGCAGCACCCTTCCAATTTTCTGGGATTAGCTCTTCACGGTTAAGACCGATGGCACGCTTCACAATATGACGCTTTACCTTGCCACGACTTCCCGGCTTTGCGCGACCATATGCTTGAATAGCGTTCTTTAGGTCTAAAGCATTACGGATAGGGTATGAACCATCTGCAAGTGCTTTGCCTTCTTTTGCTAAACGCTCACGAACACGACGAGTGATTACAGCCATTTCTTGCTCTGGATCTTCGTCAAATAGTTGATTCATATAATCTGAATCAAGCTCTGTATCTGCTTTCATCTTTGCAACTTTAGATGCTACAAGTGCTTTTTTTGTACTGAGCTGTTCATTTTGAAATTCTTGAACACGAGCACGAGCAGATGCAGCCGATGCGACAAGTGCCATCTTTTGAGGATTCTCTAAAGCTTCAAGTCTTTGGCTAAGCTCGGAGAGAGGATCTACCTTCATCTGAGCAAGAACCTGTGCGCCAGCGGCGACAAGTGCCATAACTGTTCCAGATGCAACACGAGCACGAGCAATTGGAAATCCGGGAACATTGACTTGACAAACTGCAACAAGTTCTAATGAATTCTTAATTGGGCGCCAATCACCTGAAGGTGCTGAGGCACGGAGTGCACGAACTTGTTCTGGGGATGATCCTGAACGAAGAGATCCTGCTACCCAAATTCCATAAGCATCTTCTCCTGCATGAACATCTGCAATTGCAGATGCTGTGTCGTCATAATGACGAACTGCTTCAGCAGCAGACGCTTCCATTCCAGCGTGACCGCCTGCAAGAGTTAGTTGACCAACAGCAACATCTTTTCCGCTAGTTGTACGAATTACTCCTGTGTGAAAATATGCATAACCACTTCGGCTGCGAGGTGGCTTTGTTCCCATACTCAGACCAATGTGATCAACATGCCATGCAGCAATATGACCAAAAACGCGACCATCATCATCAACAGTTAGTGGGGTCGGTCCACTTAGCTTGGGGTTATCAAACCACTCTGTAGGGGGTGTTACTGGGATTGCTCCAGCAATCATTCCACAAGCAACTAGAGCCGAAGCATCTAGTGCATTTATTTCTTCGACATAAACGCCGTCAGGGATGTTCACTTTTTCTTCCTCCTCAACGCCGAGCTCTTCAGCGAGTTTAATTGTGCATTCTTGAAAAGCTGGCTTTGGCACTAAAGTCACAGCCATGACTCGTGCTTTCTTGATCTTTATTTTACCGCTTTCTATCTTAGTGTCAGATCCTTCTTTAGCCTCTGGCACTTCTTCATCAGCTTCAAATTGATCTAAATCAGCTGAAACTCCACGAATAAAGCCACCGCGCACTAAACGCTCAGCTTCTTGTCCGTATTCTCCTTTATCAAAGAAGCCACGAGCATTACCAATTCCTTGGTCTGTGCGCTCCATCTGAACAATCTTTCCAACAACAACGGAGCCGTTATGACCTTCTCCAGTCTGGATTTGCCACAATAATGGAAGTGGAAGTTCACGCATACTAAGAGCGCCTTTTTCCATGACACGACCATCTCCAGATTCAAGTCCTTCTGGGATTACTAAAGGAATAAAAAATTCTGATCCTTGTTGCTCTTCCACATCTGCTCCAGCAAGTAAAACTCTAGAACGAGCATCTGCTGCTTTTGCACGGAGAGCAAAAGTGCTCAGAAGTTCGTCATAATTACGCAAAGTATCTACAGTAAATGAACCCATCTCACGATTTTTTTTATCTCCTGGCCAATAGCCATTCATCTCTTTGTGGCGAAGGGCGCAATAACCCTTGGCACGAGGACCCATATATTTGGCAAGTTGCTTGTAGCAACGAGTCCAATCTCCGGGAGTCTTCCAACGAATCTTTGCTCCACCCTTGCCGTAAGTCCAATAGCGACGAAGCTTTTCTGCGTTTCCACGATTACGATCTGCGCCACCAGCGGCAGTCATAGATTGTTTATTCTCGTCAACTTGCTCTAAAACATCTAAAAGATTTTTATCATCTAAAACAATTACAGGTGGTGGAGTTGCACTACGAAGATCCATTAGCATCTGAGGATCGTGAACCCACTTGCCTTCTTTTCTAACAAAAGTTGTAGGCTGAATTGTATTTTTAGTCTTTGGATGTAACGCAACTAAATCCATTACTGCCTGAGGGTCATCTGGTGAAACTACAGCCATGTGAATAATGGCAACATCAGAAGTTTCTGGTGTTAAAGGCGTGTCTTCTGCAGATGCTTTAAGGGCTTTACCTTTTTTATCTAGCCAAGGACTGTTTGCACCTTTATCTTCTACAAATTTTTTATTATCTGCAGGGTTCATAAATGGTGGAGCAGATCGTCTTCCAGTTGTATCCGCTGCTAGCCATGATTTAAGGTTTGCAACATTGTAAGCATTCACTGCTTTCATTTCTGCACCTTTAGCTACCTGTGGGTAATACTTTGCTAAAGGATTAGCAGAGCGTGTAGCTGGTTTAGCTTGCTCACCCGACTGGGGTTGACTTCCTGCAACATCAGCGGAAAGTCTTTGGTCGGCTACCCATTGAGGATAGTTTGTAAGCATTGTATTTAAATTTGCTGCGTTAAGTGGAGGAAGTGTTCCCGGCATACGGACAGGAGAATCCATGGGAGTACGAGGCTCACCAAGAATTCCAGAAGTATCAAGACTATCGCTAGCAACTGCATCAGGAATAGGAGTGTATGACTCTAAAGGTTCTGTGAGATTTGCTGCAAGATCAACTGTATTTCCATTATCTAATTGAATTTTTACTGTACCTGAATCAGGATTAATTGCACGAATATTTCCTTGATATTGAGGACGACCAGCAATAACTACACGGCCACCCATCTTTGCAAATTTACCTGTTTTATCACGCAACTGTGATTCTGTATTTTTTGAGCGCTCATCGGGGGTATAGTTTCCATCAGTTGCGGCAGGTTCTCCAGCGGCTGTAAGGCTATCGTCAAAGAAGTCCCAAGAATCGGACATCTCATCTGGAAGTGCTAGTTCGTCTAGAAGACCCCAATCCATCCCCGGTGATGCTTCTGTAAACATTTGAGTTTCTTCTGGGTTAACTTTTTCAAGTTTATGTGCAATAAATGGTTCATTATCTAGAAGTGCGGCAATAAGAAGAGCTGTATCTGTATCCACAGGAATGTGACCACAAGGAACAGTTTCTTGATTCATATCTAAAATATTGTCGTACATTAACATGTCATAATCTGGCATGCCCATGTCATCCCAGTCGCCATCGTCCCAAACATAAATCTGACCTTCTGGTTCAATGCGATAGAGACGATCAATACCAGAACCGTCTAAGCGAACACGAATAAAAAATTCTATGACATTATCTTCTGGCATAGTTTTTGTAGTTATAAAAGAATCGTAATTGACTTTCTTTGGCATTTCATAATTCATAGGATCAAGTCCTGCAGTCATCACTGAATTAGATTTATCTTTCTTATTTTCACGCTCTACAATTGCAGATGCCCAACGCTCTGCTGCATCTCCACCCCAAAGAGCCCAAGCGATACGGCCATTAGATGGGTAATTTTTTTCTCCCGGCTTATAACCAGTTCCTTTTTTATCTACCTGATGACGAGGAAAGTATTTAGCAATATGACGAACTTTTTTAATACCAACCTGACCACCACGAGCAAGTGTTCGGGCGCTATTAACACCGACAGATGTACCGCCACGATCTTCTTCTTTTCGCCACTCAAGTCCGCGCTTTGCCTCAGCAACAACTGAGTCAGGGATGGTGTACATACGGTCATTATTTGAAAATACTTTGATATCAAGATTAGTCAGAGCAGCGTTAGCAAGTTCTACTGAAGTATCGTTATGGCGCTCAAGATCTAAGTCCCATTGGGCAGCAGCAAGAAGAGTCTCTTTTGTGTCTAACGCAACTACAAGATTAGTTAGCTCATCGATAACAGCACCTTGACCATCGTCAGTAAATAGAACTCTAGACTCAATACGGCCCATGTATTCCATTACTTAGACTCCTCTGTAACTGGCCCGCCAGCAACCCAAGCGTCGCAAGTTCTAGATGATGCACATTTAAAGTCGAACGCTTCACAATACCCTAGATCGCCAGCCTCTATTGAGCCCCAAGCGTCATTTCCTGACTCGTTACCTAGGCCAGAAGCAATGCAATCAAGCATCTTTGGGGTTTGAATAAAGACAGCGCAGTTGCCGCAGCGTGATGTTTTAGCTTCTTCAACTGTCACAGACCAACGCTCTGTTTTTGCTTGCCAAAACTTATTATTTGGCAGTGCTGGATTCATTGGTCCGTATCCTGCAGTCTTAATTGCATTCTCACGATTGGCGAGGTTAAGTGCAATATCTGAAGTTGCAGGAGGACATCCTTCTGAAGTCTCAACTGCTGCTGTCATTGATCTATTTTTTTCTTCAAAAGAATATGCAACTTCGTAATTTTTTACCTGATCATATTTTAGATATGTTTTAGTTTTTTGTGCCGTATCAAACATATCTGTAACTACTTTGTAATCAGCAGGAGTAATATCCATAATAGAAAGATTTTCTAAACTAGTATCATCTGAAGCTAGAGCAAGCCACTTACCATCTACTCTTGTAAATGTTCCATAGTTTTCTGTGTAAAAAATTGCTTGATAGACAACATTCTCTCCGTTGGCATAAATTAACGACATTCCCTCAGTGGGATAGGTTTTAGCATTAGAGAGTCTCACAGCACTTCCTCATCCTCAGGCTCATAGGAGTCAGCATTAGGGTCAACTTCTGCTAACTCAATAATCTTACGATAAGCAGCAACGACAGCCTCGTTGTACCGCTCTTTATCAGACTTAGCCATTATTATACCGTCTCTTCTTCTTCTTCTTGTTCTTCTTCTGTAAGAACTTCTTCAGAAGGCTCTGGGCTGTAGTCAGGACCTAAAGGATCAACAATTTCATACTCGTAATCATCCGACATTTAAATTTGCCTTTCTGTAAGCTTCTTTAAGACTTTCTGCAGATTCACGACCAAGTACTTTATTAGTAATAAAAATATAATTCATTCTATATTCTACACCATGAGCATCAAATCCCTCTCCCACGCTAATTGCTGTAGCAAAATGAGCGATCTCGTGAAGGATAGATGGCTCACTTTTTGATAAAAGGCTGTTAATTTTTAATGCTGATTTGTATACACCATTTTTAAAGCCATAAATATATTTACCACCTGCTTTTTTACTAGTTATCAGACTGACTGGAGGTCTTCCCATCTGTCCTCCGTCACCAAAGGTTTCTACAAACCAATCAGCAGTTATTACATCTTTTACATAATTTTGAACACCTTTTTGAGACCCGTCTAAATTTTTTTCTCCTATTGAAGATTGAATATTTCTTGAGCTTTCACGATACATGTCATCATACTCTTTAGAGTATTTTTTATAAGCTGCTACATAAGAATCTCTATCTTGAAAATCTTCACGTTTAGGGGCAACAGGTTGTTTCACGTCTCTTTGCAATTGAGGCTGATGTACATCTTCTGCACCGTATACTTTTTTAATATCTACATCGCTACGGACCGACTGTTTGTTAAATACTTCTCTAGGGCTAAGATTATGTCCGCCTTTTGTACCAGCAGGTTTTATATCATCTTCTCGAGCAATCTCTTCCCCAGTTTTACCCTGCTCTCCTACATTAGGTTCAGGAGTTGGTTCTGGCTTTAGACCTGCATCTTCTGCAATCTGATCGCCAGTCTTACCTTCGCTTCCAACACCTTCGCCAACAGGTTCGACAGGGTTTCCTTCTTCATCAAACTTTGCTGGTTCTTCTTGCTTTCCTAGCATGTGATCAACAGCCTTTTGTGCTTGCTTGGCTGCCTTGATGATCATTGTTGGATCGTTCTTAAGAGATCCAAGCCATGACTTTGCGTATGATGCAACGTTCCCAAAGTCAATCTCAACGCCAAGACGTGCTGCCGCAATTGCAACAGATATCTCTGCAATAAGTTCTTCTTCTCCACGGCTTTCTCTATGAGTTCCATAGTTATCTGTAAGATCTTTACGATTTACACGAGATGTGTGACCTGTGCTGTGTGCAAGTTCATGAACAAGAGTTTCAAATATATCTTGCTCTGTCCCAAACTGTTCACGCAGTGGGAGATGAATTGTGTCTGTTATAGGTGAGTAATAGGCACTGTCTTGAGACTTGTAGAAGATCTCTGGTCGGTCCTTATATGCATCAAGAATAGCTTGCTCTCCTTGACCTACTGGAACTGGTTCACCCTTAACAAGTGGAGGAAGATTAACTCCCTCTGCTTGCTCTACGTTAAATACATTAATAATTTTTGGTGGAGTGTAAACAAATACTTTTTCAGTAGTTCCATTTGGCTGCTTTACATCTTTAAACTTTGGAGTCCAGTGAATAATTGAGGTTGCTTTTTCTCCACGCTTAATATTTCCGCCAAGTTTTTCCGCTTGCTTGTATGTAAGCCAGCGGTTATCTGCCCAGCCATTTGCTGCCTGAGCAGCCCAGAGAGAGAGGATGTTTGACCCCTCATACATTTTCCCAGTTGCAACACTAGTTGGCATAACCCCCCCACCAGCCCATGGTTTGCGCCAAGGTGCTGTTCCAGCTTCGAGTGCAGCAATAATGGCATCTGCAATCCTTTGTGTGGCTGGGTCTGCTTTCTTAGCAGTCTCTTGTACCTCATTATCAAACTCTTCTGGAGTTACTGGTGTTGGGTCAGTATTAATATTTGACATTGCTTCCACATTAAAAGATGATGAAATAGCTTGTTCATCTTCTTCCGTGGTGTAGTCATTAACCCATGTAAGTGGGCCAAGATCTAATTGCTTCTGAGCACGAGTAACTGCAACATATGCAAGACGTAATTCTTCTGGTGCTGGCATATCAATATCGCCAGTTTCCTTATTAAACTTTGGACCCCAGAAGTCATCGTAAATGCGAACCTTGTTCCATTGCAGACCCTTTGACTGATGTGCAGTGGTAATAACAACATCTGCCTTAACTGGCTCAATAACACCTTCAAGAATTTTTTTTAGTTGATTGAGTTTATCAACCTTGTTTAGATTATCTTCTATAGTTATACGTCTGTCTTTTGCCCAATTGCCATCTATACCTTTTCTTGCTTTAAATCCAGCTTCTTTTAGTTTTTCATTGTTAAACTTAAAGAATCCAGTAAGAACAACATCGTCGCCTTCAATTTTATATGTTGTGTCTTTATCAAGTTTTCCAGTAGAGCCATCTTCTACAAGATCTAAAGTAAGCGGCTTATATTTTGTAAGAGCAAGCTTACTTTCAGCAGTTTCTTCACGTTCTACAACAACACGATCTAAGATGTCACGAATGCTCTGCATACCGTTTTGTGTGACTAGATCATAGAAAGCTTTAACTGGACGAGCTTTTCCTTCTCGCACCGCAGTAGAGAGTTCTTCCCAAGAATCGTACATTCCAATTTCTGCATTGTATTTAGCTGGTTTTGAGCCTTTCTTACCACCCATAAGCCAGCTTGTTGTTTCAATAACTTCTTCTAGTCTTGCTTTAGTTGATTGACTAATTCCTACAACTTTGTCCTGCTCAAGATATTCAAGCATTGCTTTAAATCCACCACCATTAGTGCGAACAAGAACGGCATCTGGATCTTCCATTCCTTCTACAAGCTCACCTTGATCTTTACCAGCTCCAACAATTTTTTCTGATTTTCCAGCAACAGCTAAAAAACGGTTTGCAGGTGCTGCAATGTTTGGGCCAAAGCGGAATGACTCTGTGATTTGAAGCTTATCTGCTCCCTCGAGTGTATCTAGCTGATCTTTAGCTCCACGAAATCCATAGATTGACTGATTACCATCTCCAACAAATACTTTTTGTACTTTTTGCTTACGAACCCAGTCGCCAGCAACGTCATTGATATCTTGTGCCTCATCAAAGAAGATAATGTCTGCTGCAGGAATTCTTGTATTAGGGTTTAAACCTCCTTCATTTGGTGACATTGTTACATCGATGCCATTTAACTGAACGTACTTCTCTGGAAAAGATTGATTCATTGCTAATTTACCTTTAGGGCTTGATATATCATCCCACCAACGATTAGCATAATCAATAAATACTTCAGGAATATCTACAAAGTTATCTGTAAAGTGCCGAGGCATAATCTTTTCATCTGCGCTCTGTGCAAATGCTGTTACTGCCTGACGAACAACAGCAACTACTTCTCTGCTTGAAAGCGTTGCATCTGCTTTTGTTCCATCTTTTTTAACTTCTGTAACTTTAACTGGTCCTACTCCAAGATGATCAGCTACCTCTGTTGGAGAAAATATAGATGTCTTATCGAAGCTGCGTTTTTGCATCCAAGCAGGTGAGTGATGCCAAGCTACCTGTGTGTTAGTTCTTGCAACCATATTCGATGGACGATCTGGATCTGCATTAAGTTCTGCAGCTACAGCCTTATTAAATGCAATGTAAAGAATAGTTTTATCTGGATCTTTTTCTGCAATAGCTTTTGCAGCCATCTTTAACGTGCTAGTTTTACCTGTACCAGCAAGAGCTTGAACAATCACATCTTTGCCAGAAACTATAGCGTCAATTACTGCTTGCTGTTGTTTAGTTGGCTTAATTCCCTTTGGTGCTGCATCAGGGCTATCTACAACAAAATCTGGATCTGGTGTCTCGTCTGGACTTCCAGATACTTCTCCAAGAAACTCTTGATTAAATGAAATCATTCCCAAATTTGGAAGATCAGGATTTTCCCCTAAAGGCAGATTTACTGCATTTTTATTTTCTAAAGCAGTATTTAAATCTGGAGATACGACACTAAGTTTCCAATTTGGAACATTTGGATTCTCTAAATAAAGAATCTTTCCGTCTGATTTAATAACAGCTGCAGTATTTACTGGTCCAGTTTTTACAATAATATCGTCTTCTTCTAAATACTCATGGTATTTAAGATCTTCTTTACTTGGCTTTACAAAAGTAAATGATCTTTCTAAAGGCTCTCCTGTTGAAAGGTTTGGCATAAATGAAGTAAATGATCTTGTATGACCTTTTTCAAATTTAGAGATATCAGAAACAGCAGCTGTAAGTGATTGAAGTGCTTCAGGACTTACTTGACGATAGTTAAGTTCAAGAGCATATTTCATTCTCTCTACTTCTTTTTCTTTATAGTAAGCAATAGCTTTTTCTCTATCAGGTACTACTGGCTCTTCAGGAATTTCAACTGTAGGCTGACCTTCTGGAACTTTTCCGTCTAACAGTGAAGCTAAATCTTCTTTAGATTTAGGGCTAGTATTTGGATCTAATGTCTCTCCAGCTTTAGGAGGAGTTGGATCTGCAAAGAATCCACTGCCATCATCTGGATTAATACTTTCTAGTGAACCAGCAGAAATGTTTTCACGCTTCTCTGTTCCATTAAACTTAACCTTGACATAATTCTTATATCCACGAGATCCGTAAGATGTAATAAGTGCCCTAACAGTACCGATACGTCCAGTCTTAACTCCTCTTACTTCATCTCCTACCTTAAGAGCAACACCACTTGCTGAAAGATGATTGATTGACGCATCTGGGCGATCTGCAAGAACAAGACTCTTAACCGTGTCATCAACTGGAAGAGCCTTTACAGCTTCCTTAACAGTTGCATCTGACTTAGAACCAGAAGTAATTGTTTCGATAGCATCCGATACAACACTCTGTGTTTCTTCTGGAGTTATTGACTTCTTACCCTTAGGTGTAGGAGTCTTTTCTTTTGTCTTAGGTTCTGGAGCAACTACTACTGGCTTAGATGCAAGATCTTTAATTTCTGCAGCTGTCTTTCCAGATAGTCCGTTGCGACGACGCAAGGTTCCTTTAAGAATTTGACCATTAGACCAGCCAATACCTGGAGACTTCTTCTCTTTTACTCTAGTACTGTAAAACTCGCCAGTAGCAACAATTCTGCGAACAACAATAGTTCCATTTGGATCTTCTGGATCTTGTTGGAGATCTATAACTTCATGGTATCCGCCGCCTTCAGCAGGTACAAAGTCACCAATCTTGATGTCTCCAACAGTTGCGCCACCTTCATCAACGATAAATGTATTCTCGTCGTCTTCAATCCAAGAGTTATTAATCTTTTCGCCAAAGATAGAGTCAAGTGCATACTCTTCTGCAGAGTCTGTACTTCCTTCTGAGCCAAAGCCAGAGGTTGTTTTATCTTTTCCAAGCATCTCGTCAATAGATACTTGCTCGCCAGACATTCCACGCTTTACAGCCTCTGCAGTGACTAGTTCTGCTTCTTGCTTCTTAAATGCTTCCATCTTTTCATTGTATGAAGAACGCTTAGCTTCAAACTCAGCAAGGCGAGTAGCATTGTCAAATTCTTTATTATCAGGCTTCATATCTGCAAGCAAGCCTTCTAAGATTTGTGGAAGTACCTCAGAGTCAGTTCTGGCATCGTGCCATTCTTCATCTGTCTTTTCAATTCCATAACGCTTAGCAACTTGACCTAGCTTATTACCCTTAGGTGTCATGCTCTTTGCTAGTTCTAGAGTATCAATTACACCATCCATGTTGTAATCAATACCAAACTTCTTTGCCCACTTCTCAAAAGTATTAGTATCGAACTCTGCATTATGTGCAACAAAAATTGCATCTTGTCCAGCAAACTCTGCAAACTTGCGAAGTTGTTCCTCGATAGATGGCTGAGATGCTAAGAATGCATCATCTACTGGAGTTCCATCACTTGTAAGAAGTTTTGCTGGGTCTAATCCCTTAGAAGGATCTTCATCTATATAGTAGAACTTACCTAGTGCTTCTCTAGGATTAATGAATAAGTTGATCTCCCCAACTTTTTCTCCTCCTTCAAATACAGATGCTGCAACCTGAATAGGAGCATCTGGATTATCACTATCAAACTTCCCAGTTCCAATTGTTTCAAAGTCAAAGAAAACAACTCTCTTACCTTTGAGTGCATCCGAGATTGCTTTTCCATCTTTAAGGTTTGCAAGTTCTGCAGCTTTTCCAAAAAATGCTGGACGTGAGCCACTAGCAAAAGAGTTAGGCTTTGCCACAAGTACTGCTGGGATATCTGTAGCTTTTAAGTTAGGTGTATATACCTTACCTGCTTCTTTTCTTACAGCCGAGATTTCTGCTTTTTTATCTTGATAAGCTTTTCCTTTTAGTGATCCTAGAGGTATACTTGGTATCTCTGGCTTATCTCCCATAGCTGGAATATTTTTTGTTTTCTCTCCACGAATAGCTTCTACAGATGTACCAACACTCCAACCCTTAACTTGCGATTGATGTCCTGGATAGTATCCACGAATTTGAACTTGCTCTACATCTGGTTTTCCATCTGCTCGCTTAGTCATTACTGTTCCTGGAAGAACTTCCTCAACTACAAAAAATTCAACAAGCTCGTCTCCTTCACGGAGGAATGCAATATCACCCGCCTTTAGATCTTTTCCAAGTGAGTTGACAACGTGAAGAGTATTGTCGGGGGTAAATTCTTTGAGAGATTCTTGAACTTCAGGAGTTCCATTAATTTGAGTTTTATCGGGAGTAACTATACCTTGTGGATTAATAGGATCGCCTAATTCAATACGAGTAATGATTCCTTCGTATCGTATATATGAATCAAGACGATCCACAGTTTCTTTAAGGTTTCTAAAGAACTCCCAACCAAGCTCTTCATTAACACCTTTGCCAATATATTCAAGATCTTCAGTTGAAAGTTTATTTAACTCGAAAAGAAAATTCTTAACTTCTATTCTATCTCTACTGTCTAAACGAAGAGCTGAAGGACCAAATGTGCTGTATAGGATTTTGAGAAGAAGCTTTTTGCGTTTTCTTAAATCTTTCTTTTCTCCTTTAGAAAGCTTTAGCATAGAACGCATGTTGTCAAGAACTCTATCCAACGCCACATCTCTTGGATCTGATTCTTCGTCGAGGATGTCAATAAATGCTGTATCTACTGCGGCATCTGCATCGGATCCTTCTTCTTTTTCAGAATCTTCTCCAAGAATTATTGCGTCAATTTGACGAGTTAATCTATCGTAAAGATCGCGTAGTTCTTTCTTTTGTTCAGCAGTGGCTTTATTCGAGCTATCTGCATCATCAATTTGCTTTTGTACTTTACGACGCTTCTCAATTAGGTCTCTAAGCTTTCTTTCGTCTCCAAGAACTATTGCATCGATTCTACGAGTTAACTCGTTATATGCCTCACGAAGAGCTCTTTTTTCTTCAGGGGTAGAATCTTTAGAAAGATCTGCTTCATCTATTGCCTTCTGTATCTCTTTACGAGCTTCGAGCAGGTCTTTAAATTCTTTATCGCTTTTAAGCTCTTCATCAAAGTCTTTGTTATCTTCTGCAACTGTAGGAGCTTGATCTGCTTCAGATGGTTTACCTTCAAGATCTTTTTCAAGTTGTATAAGATTTTCTTTAAGTTTTTTAAGTTCTTCTTCTATATTCTTTCTATCTGCAGGGCCGAGTGTATCGGAATCAAGCGCCCTTTCAATAATACGAATATCTTTTTTAGTGTTTCTACGCTCTGATTCTTTACGCTTATTCTCATCTCTAAGCTTGTCTAAATCTACAGGTTTAACAGAAGATTCTCTGCCCTTTATATTCTTTTCGTAGTAATCTAATGCTTCTTGTGGAGAGTTAAACGCTTTTCCAGTACCTAAACCATCGGCAACTAGAACCCAGTATTTATTACCACTTTGATCTATTAGAAGTAAAAGGCTTCCATCATCATTCTTAGCTATTCTGTTAGCGTCTTTTGTCCAACCTTCTGGCAAAATATCTGGAAGTTCGTTAGGGATTTTAGATTTATCTTCTGTAATTTTTGGACCACTAGGTAGCGGTTTTGTGGAAGGGGTTGGTTTTTCTTCTTCAGCAGGGGTAGGTACTTCTTCTACTACAGGCTTTCCTGGTTCTGGCGCATCAAAGTCAATTGGTTCTTGAGCAGGGGAGAACGCTGTTTCTTTTCGTGGTTCTAATTCAATACCAAAACGATCTCTCAGTTCGCGCATAAAAGCTTTAAACTCTTCATCAGTTTGAATAGCTGTCTCTGCTTTTACGGGAATAGTTCTTCCATCACGCTCTACAGTGTCTGAAAAAACAAAACCATTCTCTGTTAGAAAATCTTTAACTTCTTTGTCACTAAATGGCTTACCTTTTCCTGCACGAATTAAGGTACGGTTTCCAACTCGCTTATAGTTAGTAGTCTTTTTTGGCTTTTCTTCTTCCGCCGCTGGATCCTCTGCTGGGGGTTCTGTAGGAGGAGTTGGAGGGGCAGCTGGCTCTTCCTTCTTAGCCTTCTTCTTCTTTTCTTTTGCAGGTTTTTCTTCTGGAGTTGGCTCTTTTGTCGCTGGGGTATTTCTTTCAGCAATATCCTTTATTATCTTATTTGCATCTTCGCCACGCAAAGCTAGGGCATCACGCAGAGCTTCAGCACTTATAAATACTTCACTTGACTCCCCATTTTCATCACTGGAAAGAAACTCTGCAGTTCCTTCATTTTTAATTGCATCTTCTAAATTATCTGTTAAATCTTCTTTTGTAAGATTCTCTCCTAAAGAACTAGCTAGATCGATTGCATCAGTGCGATCTTTTTCTGTAGATTCTTTAGGCTGGTACATTCCTTCTGGCATAGCGACATTTTCATTTTTAGGAAGATATTTGCTGTAATTATTATTGTCATCAATAATAGATTGCTTTTCTTCTTTAGATAAAGATTCTAAAGCGGGCATCTGATCTAATTTTTCTGCAAGAGATAGTTCTGTCTGCTCACTAATAATATCTTCAGTAGGCTCTTCAATAGGAGCCTCTTCTTCTGGTTTAGCTGGCTCCGTAGCTACTTCAGGAAATACATCAGCAATGTCTTTAGGCTCTGCAGCTTTGGCTTTCTTTTCACCCTTACGAGAATCCTTTAACGCATTCTGATTCTCTTTGTTTTTATTAATCTTGTCATATGCCTCAGCAAGAGCAGACTTACCATCAGAGCCTTGCTCTTTAAGAGCACTAAGAATTGCTTCAACAGGAACTTCAAGATCTTCATCTTTATCATCTTGACTTAGACGGCCAAGTCCTACAGCAGGTGTTGTAGCGTTAACTGGCTCTAGTCCATCAACAAGTCCGTCCATAAGTTCAGATTTGTCATAGGTTTCAGCTAGTCGAGATGGGTCATCTTCTGTACCTTCTGGAACATAATCAAAGTCGGGATCTAATTCAATAGAGCCTTCTGGAACATTGTATTTAAAACCTTCAGATGTCTTTGCACCTTCATCTGCAATTCTTGCCTTAGCTTTTTTTGGCTTCCCCTTTAACTGATCTGCAAGTGGGCTATTTTCTTCGTCTTCTCCCTGACCAAAGCGCTCTTGAGAATCATCAATTTTTTCAATGCGAGCAATTTCTTCTATAGAGTCGTTCCAATTTTGTGAAAAAACAAAAGGTGTTTGCTCATCACGGCGAGTTACAGAAAATAGTTTACGATTTTCATCCCAAATCTTTCCATCTTCTCCAAGTTTTACTTGTTTTGGATCTGCAAGATCGCGCTCGCGGCTACGCTTAATAGCATTATCAATAACATCACGAGTATCTTTGCTTGGTTTGTCATAGATGACTACATCGAAGGCTTCGTCTGTGTATTTCTTTCCAGCACCTTTATAATCTTTATCTAAACGAAATCCAGAGGGGGCATCTATGAATGTAAGGTTGTCCTCTGGTACTACAGGAGCCTTTGCATCATAGTTTGCTCCAGAAACACGGACAAAACCACTCTTGCGAGCTTCATCGCTTGTGTCATCAAGCATTGCCTTTGGTTGTTCGCCTTGGCTGATTGGAATAGCTGCTATACGACCATCTGAAAGCTCCATATCAAGAAGATCGGGGCTAAAGATGTTCTGTCCAAGGATGCGACCTGTTGCGCTAGCTCGTCCACCGTCACGAAGACCTAAAATAACTTTAAATGTTCCAAACATCTCAGCGAAGCGACCTTTACGGTCACGACGCTGAAGTTTTGCACGAGCAGACTTTGCAGCACGAGAGTTTCCATCACCGTAAGAAGCTACAAGTGCTTCTAAAGGCACTGTGCCTTGTGGAAGAAGCTCTATGCGCTTCATAGAGTAGATGTGCTCTGGAGAATCTGGATGGGACATCATTGCAGAGGCAATAAGAGCCTTTGCTTCTGGATCTGTGATGCGTGGGTCATCAGTTACCCAAAGCATCTGTGATTCTAGAATTGCAGAGGCAGTCATAGAACTTGGACGAGTAGATTTTGGATGTGAGATTGGAAGAAGGTCTGTGTTAAAAGCTACTAAGCCATTAATTTTATTATGCTTAGCCAATGAAATGTAATTAGAAAGCTCAGTGATGGCTTTATGCTTGCGAATAGAGAATGGAAGACCTCTAGTTGACTCTAAAGAGCGTGCAATTACTTTAAAGGCAGAGCGCTTACCGACTCTACGACTTGTAGATGAAAATTCATTTGCTGTCTCAAGCATAGCAACTGCTTCATCACGAATGATGCGTGCTTGTTGACGAGAACTAAATACTCTCTCGGCTGAGTAAAGAACTATTTTCTTTTTTGAGCTCATCAATAGTCCTCGGTAAGAGGCATAAGATCAGAGTCAAGACTATCTTTACCTAGAACTGCAAAGTTTGCTGCTCTTTTAAATGGGTTTTCTCCGTTTCGTACACCACGAAGCCATGAAGCGCGAATAGCGTGTTCCCCTTCATACCCGAGATCTGAGAACTCAGTAAGAGCAAGGATAGCTTCTTCTGGAGATTCGTATTCTTCTTCTTTTTTAATTTCTACTGATAATTCGTTTTCGTAACGCCATTCTTGAGCTAGCTGTGCTAGTTCATCTTCTGACTCAACTGTGTTTCCTATTTTTTCGGCTTCAAGAACTCCAACATCAACGACGCCGTCTGGAATAACCGCGAAACGACACTTACCTTCGTCTTCGACTTCCATTTCGAGGATTCTGCATTGGCCATTACCCATATATAGAACACATGAAGAGCACTTGACTCCGATGTCTTTGACATCGTTTTCTGCTGGAGGTGTGTATCCTGCCCAAATTCCTGTGGCGTCTTCATTGAATTTTCCATATTTTTCTGCAATCTCTATTAGCGCATCCGCTAAATCTTTTTCTTCAGGTACTAAACCTGCTGATGCAATTATAGAGTTAGATTTCTTAGATGATCTAGGGTGACCAGATGGTAGAAGGTCGTTATCTGTTGTGTATTTAGCGTTTGCTGGCTTACCAGACTTAAGTAAGCGAAGGTAGGCGTTAACACGGCCCATAGCCCATTGGTTGCGATTCATGCCGGGGCGGTGTGATCCAGAGAAAGCTCCAGCTCCACGACGATAGACAGCCTTAAGCATTCCTAGAGTTGCACGACGGCCTTTGTTTGCTTTTTCATTGTGGTCTGAAACTTTTTTACCAAGAGATGCTTCCACAGACTTTGAAAAATTGATTTTCTTTGATCCTGATGCAGATCCCTTTTTATTTTTATTTGAACCTTTAATATTGTCTTTCTTAGGGGCAGGAGTTTGAGAGATTGTTCTTTTCTTTGCTGCAAACTCTGAATCTTCTGAGTCATCTGATGCATCAGTAGGAACGCAGTTGGGAACCATCCTCCCACCTTTACCCTTTTTCATTCCAACTTGCTTATAGCCATCCCAGCAAGGATTTTCTGCACCAGCAAGGATGGCGTCAATAGGAAGATATTCCTTATTTGTACCGCCTTGATCGTCAAAAGTCCACTGAGTTGCCATTTTTACTATATTCCCTCAGTTACTGGTGTAAGCGTTGATGTTAACTGCCATTGCCATTTCTGATGCATATCAATTCGTTCTGCAATTAAATTTGCAATTCCTTGCTCACTTAACATATCAGCTGTTGCAAATGCTTTAGTAAGATTCTGTAGAGCTGCTTCGATCCCAACAAGAATGTCTGCTGAAAGATCTAAACACATGCAACCTACTTCTTTATCTTCAACGCTTGTTAAACGAGCAAACTCAAATAAACGAGATGGAACTATAGAACCTAGCTTTCTCATATCCTCTGCAAGCGGATCTATTGCACTATAGAGGTCTTCATAAATTTTTTGAAAAAACTTATGGTACTGAGCAAAATCAGGACCCATAACATTCCAGTGAGCACCTTGAACTTTAAGTGAGAGGACTACCGCATCACTTAAGCAAACTGCTAGTGCGTTTACTAGTTCTGGTTTCTGTACTTGCATTACTGTGCTCCCTCTTCTGGTGCTACTGGTTCAGATGCAATACCTGCTTCTTGAGCACCTGATGCTGCTTGCTGCAGAGCTGCTTCTACATCTGGTGGAAGTGGTGCTACAGATGCTGCTTGCTGGGCGCCACGAATCTTTTCCATAATGTCTGGAGAGATAGCGCCAAGCATTGCCTCTGTTAATTCTGGTGTGAATACTCCACGCTGTTGCATCATACGAATTGCAAACTCTGTTGGAGTTGGTGCATCTTGATCTGAGAAGCCGTGAGCGTGACGCCATGTAGCTAGAGAGATTGCATTCTTCTCTAGACCTGCATCTGCATCTGAAGCTCGGTCATTGCGAGTTGAGATGGCTGATGGGTCATACCAAACAACAATGCGATTTACTTCTGCCTCTTCAAATCCTGATGCGATAAGGTATGGACGAAGGTAGACAACGGTTAAGGAATCTGCAATAAGTAACATGAGTGGCTCGATGTGTGCCTTGTAGAGTGTCTCATCAATCTGAAGTGCATTTGAATACTTAACATTTGCAAGACCAGTAACAACATCCTTTGGAACATCTAGTCCTTGCAAGATGCGCTCTAGTACGCGATCTGATCGCTCTGCAAGTTGTGGGTCAAATGAACGCTCAAACTTAAACTGCTTAATCTTGTCGCCAAGTTCTGCAGGACCACGAATAATCAGTGGGACAACTGCTGATGCAGATTCTTCATCACGAATAGGAGTTGTCATAGCATCCATGAGTTGTTCTTCAAACTCGTCTTCTGCTTCTTCAACTGTAAAGTTTGGACCTATTCCATCTTCTGAATCGTATGGAAAATTTCCATCACCTTGAGCGGCAACTGAAAGACCATCTGGAAGATAAAGTGCGCCAGCATTTAGACGAGAGCGTGCTGTTGCACGAAATGTACGATTAAGAAGAAGTAGTTCGGCGCAGAGATCGAGGAGACCGCGTAATGATGAGTCTGCTTCATCTGAGAAGCGTGGATGTGAACGCCAGATGCGTCCTACAAATGCATCCTTTGAAAGTCTATCTACTAAACCAGTATTACCACCTTGAGATTGCTCACGACGACCAATAACATTGAAGCCACCTTTTGGATCAAGTGTTACTTCATCGACAGAGCGAATATCCCAAGACTCAGGAATGTTATGTCCTGGACGACTTGGCATTTGAACCAAGTAGCATTCACCTGCAACTGAAATATTAAGTGCTGCATCTTTAAGTAAACCTGCCTGTCCGCCATATGCTGAGTTTAGTCGATCTAGTGCACGCTCTGCTGCGTTAGCCAAGCGTGGATCTGTCTTTGCTGAATCTCTAACTGAAACTGGGCTCTCTGCTGGATTATCAATTGCTGCTGCATAAATGCGAATACGAGATACAACAGATGCAACAAGGTTGAAAGCATATTTAACTTCACCGATTGCGTCATAGTATTCCCAAGCTTCTTGCTGCCATGCACTAGAACCAGCGGTGCGACGAACACGGAACTGTTCAAACTCTGCTCTATCATTAAGTCTTACTTGCGCTGCTGCTGCAGTAAGAGAGCGAGGGGTTAAGTATGAAAGTGCTTGTGCAGAATTATTGTTTGTAAATACAGAAGATGTTGAAGGCTTGTTTTGTTGAACAATCTGAGTAGAACGAGAAAAGATAGATCGTGTTCTTTTTGCTTTTACCTTTTTTGGTTCGGGGGTGACAGGAGTTGATTCATCATTAGTGAAAATGCCCACAAGAACTCCTTGTCATATCAGTGGCGGAATATAAAGTCTTACTTGTCTTCATATGCAGTCAACAAACCCGTGACAGCCGATACAGCAAATACTGCAGCGATTACATAGGTTACCGATGGAATAATGATAGCGGAGAAAACAAGTAATGATCCTATCCAAAAACTCAAACACCACTCGCAGGTTAAAAGATACCCCAGCTTGGAAGACTCTGGAGGAAACTTTGACCAGAACCAATCGCGGGGGGTGGATAAGATAGTGTCTCTGATAAATAGACGAGTAATCCTGTAGGTAGCCAAACCTAAGATAATAAACTGTAAAATCGAAGTATCCATCATGCTATTGGGTCTTGACTCGAGAATACAGAGTT